GCGATCGAACGTCGTTGGGAATGGATGCGCGCCCGCGCGCTTATCGACGGCACGAACATCATCACCTATCTCGACGGCACGAGCGTCACTGTCGACTTTCAGCGTGATACCGGGAACACCGAAGTCCTTTTGGGCGGTCTTCGCTGGGGTCAGGCAGGCGTGTCGATCAAAGACAAAATTCAGGCCATCTGCGACACGATGAACGACATCGAGTTCGGTGGCCTGCCGGTCCAGATCGAGATGGGTTCCGGTGTCTGGGCGGTGATGTCGAAGGATCAGGAGATTCTCGATAGTCTCGACAAGTATCGTCCGGTCGGCGGCATCGAACTCGAGCGCAATATCGCAGTCTCCGGGGATCGTTCAAAGCGTTATCCGGTCGGCTCGATCACGCTCGGCGGCTCGAGCGGCCAGCGCATCGAGATGTATGTCAACAACGAGACCTACGAGGCCGACGACGGCACGCAGACTCGCTATGTTGGCGCGTCGGACATCGTGTTCCTCGGCACGCCGGAAACGATCAACGGCTACAGTTGCTATGGCATGATCGTCGACCCCGACGCTCAATACCAGGCGCTGCCGATCTTCCCGAAGAACTACGAGACCCAGAACGGTCGCGTGAAGATTCAGCATTTGTCGTTCGAGTCGGCGCCGCTGCAGGTGCCCATCAACCCGAACGCAACCTACAAGCTGACGGCGGTCTAAGCCCGGTAGGACGTCTTTGCCCGGCAGGTTTCAGCTCCTGCCGGGCTTCCTTTTTGAGAGGGTGAACATGAGCGACAATTCCAAGCCCGTCGTGGCGACCAAGAAAATCAACGGCGAGATCGCACCCGGCACAATCATTTGTCCGGCCGATCTCGGCCTCGACATCGCTGAACTGCGCGCCTTGGACGCGGTGACCGACTGCAGCGAAGCGGACCTCGCGGTCTACGAAGCGCAGAAGAAGGGATCGAAGGCCGGTCGCGGCTCTGCCGCGAAGAAGGCCGAAGCGGAGGCGGAAGCGGAAGCCAAGGCGAAGGCCGAAGCGGAGGCGGAAGCGGAAGCCAAGGCGAAGGCCGAAGCGGAAGCGGAAGCCAAGGCGAAGGCCGAAGCGGAGGCGGAAGCGGAAGCCAAGGCGAAGGCCGAAGCGGAAGCGGAAGCCAAGGCGAAGGCCGGCGAGGGCCTGGTCGGCTAAATGACCGCTCGCCTCCAACAGCAGAGGCAAGATGCACGCCGGGCGATCCACCAGGAGGCGGCTCGCCCGGCGCTGCTCATTATCGGCACGGCATCGCCGGTCGATGTGAATGTGCGCGTCCACGACAAGACCAATTTCGTCGGCGATATTCCAGGCCTGTCCACCGGTCACATTGCCGATTCACAGATTCATCTCCGTTTCTGGCTTGACGAGCTTGATGGGCTGCCGCCGCGCGGCGCCAAAGTGTCCGTCGCCGATGGAGAAGCCTATTTGCTCGCGGAGGCATTCGATCCGTATGGCGATACGGTCGACATCGCCGCCACACGCCTTTCCGCAGCCGACGCAGCCGGCCTGCCGACGCCGTGACGGATTCCTATGCCATCGTGGTGCAGGGCCTTCAGTCGCTCGATGATTTCAGGCGAATGGGCGACAGCATCGAGATGAATGCTGTCCGTGCGATCAACAAGGTAATCGCCAGCGCGCGCACGACCGCCGCTCGCAAGGTTCGCGAGCAGGTCAACCTGCCTGCGTCGTATCTTAATCGCCCAGATCGGCTCGGCGTAACGAAGAAGGCGACCCGCGGTGATCTCGAGGCAATCATCACCGGTCGCCATCGGCCGACCTCACTGGCTCGCTTTGCCACGAGTGGAAACGTCGGGGGTAAACCTGGTGCGCGGATTCAGGTGAAGCCGGGTCTCGCGACCTTCCTGCCCAAGGCCTTCTTCATCCGCCTGCGAAGCGGAAACACCGATGGCGGTCCGGGCAACATCGGCTTGGCGATCCGACTGCCGCAGGGCCAGCGGCCGTCGCGCGCCTACAAGCCAACCGAGCTCGGGAACGGCCTGTGGCTGTTGTACGGGCCGAGCATCGATCAGGTGTTTGACGATGTCGCGACCGATATGTCGCCGGCGACGGCGGCCGCGCTTGAAGCGGAATTTACGCGTCTGATGGGCGTGAGGCTGCAGTGATGTCCGAGAACATCTTCGCTTATACTGGTCCGACTGATCCCGGTTATCCCGCCTACGTTTCGATCAACCGCAACGAGGATGGCGACGTAGTTGTCAGCGTTCGCGGTGCGCCTAAAGAATATGAGGGCAGTCGTGTTTGCGCTTTTGCCCATCAGGCAGGAGAGCCCGGACGTTGCACTCCAGGCGATGAGTTCTGCAACAATTACTGCAATATGGCACCGCAAAAGGGGCCGATGCAGGATCACCCGTTGCGCTGTAAACACGTCAAGGAAGGCCCGTACGCTCAGGCCACGATTCCTGCGGCCGAATGGGCGCGCCTTATGGGCGATGAGGCATGACCATCACCGTTCCCTTCCGCCTGCGCGTCCAGGAGGCGCTCACCGCCGAGCTCGCGACGATCGGTCGGGTCGCTCCTTATGAGTATGACCTGTCCGAAGCGGTGTTCCGCGGCCGCAATGCCTTTGGCAAGAACGACCCGAAGACGATGCTTTCGATCCTCGAGGATCCGAAGCAGTTGATGGAGGATGAGGCGACGCCGCAGCAGAGCGATGCCGCGCGAACGAATTATGACCTCATCATCCAAGGGTTCATCGATGACGATCCGACGAACCCGACCGATCCGGCGCACTACCTGCTCGCCGATGTCAAGGCGAAGCTCTACGCGATCAAGGACGGGGGAACCGGAACGGGCAAGTGGAATACGATTCTGGGCTTCGGACCTAAGAAGCCTTGCGTCACCGACCTCTATGTCGGCTCGGGAGTGATCCGTCCTCCCGACATGGAGGTCTCGGTGAAGACCTGGTTCTTCCTTCCGGTGCGGCTCTGCCTCACCGAGGACGGGGCGAACGCATTTACTTAAACCTGAACTCACGATATTAGTGAGTAAGCCAACGGAGGTTGAGAGCCGACAATGGGACTGAACGCAGAAACCAAAAATTATACGATCGGCCGCGGCGATCTGCTGTTTGCCGAGCGCAAGGCGGATGGGACGCTGGGCGGCTTTCGGCCGATCGGCAATACGCCGGCCTTCAATCTGGGGGTGCAGAGCGAATCTGTTCAGCACTTCAGTTCGGCGCGCGGGATGCGCGTGCAGGACCGCGACGTGCCGGTGCAGACGACCTATTCCGCGAACTTCGAGACGGACGATGTTAGTCCGAAGAATCTCGCAGCCCTGTTTCTCGGCGACGCGACATCCGTTGCGGTCACTTCGGCAAGCGCCGTGACCGAGACGTTGAGTGATGTCGAGAAAGGCCTGACGTATCAGATCGGCGTCAGCGCCTCGCATCCGATGGGTAAGCGGAACATCACGCTGACGACCCTGAAGAAGGGCGTCACGACGCTCGTCGAAGACACCGATTATACGGTCGACGGTTCGCAGGGGACGATCACGATCCTCGAGAGCGGTGTCACTGTCGTCGACGGCGATGATCTCGTCGCGACTTTCGATCAAGGCGCCTACAGCCAGGATCGTGTGGCTTCCGGTTCGACGGTGGTCGACGGCGCCCTGAAGTTCGTCGCCTACAACCCCGAAGGCGAGGACAAGAACTACTACCTGCCCGACGTCAAGCTGTCCCCCAATGGCGATTTCGTCGTCAAGGCGGACAACGACTGGCAGAAGATGCCGTTCAAGGTGTCGGTCAATACGCCGACGACCGGTTCGGCGATCTACTGCGACGGCGCGCCGTACACGCCGTAATAGGAGCCTGACGCATGAGCGACATTGACGCGCTGCGCCAGCAGCTGCTCGTAACCGAGCGCGTCAATGTCGCCGGGGGTGCCGGGTTCGATGTCGCGGGCGTTAGCCTCGACTCTCTCCTGAGAATCTTCCGGCGACATTCCGCCGATATGCGCGAACTGTTCGACCGGCTTGTGGTCGGGACCGGCGGTCCCGGCCTCTCGCTGGATGACGTTTCCGAGATCGGTGGCGCGCTTCTCACCTCGGCTCCGCGCATTGCGGCCGAGATCATCGCCGAGGCTGCCGGTTATAGCGATCCGGCCGCAGCCGAAGTCTTCGTCCAGATGCCTGCCGCAGTTGCGCTCGAGGCACTGGAGAGGATCGGTCGCCTCACTTTCACCGAGGAGATGCCGCCAAAAAAAGTCATCGAGACCGTCGCTCGGCTTCTCGGCGGCGTCAGTCAGACGCTGATCGGGAGCGACCAAGCCTAGACGAGTGGCTGTGGGGGCTTCGGCGCAAGCGGAGCCTCCTTCTCACTCACGGCCACCCGAACGCCGGTCTCTATTCCCTCGGAATGCTGAACGATGAGGCTGCCCTGGTGATCGAGCAAGAGAACAATCGGATTGCTACGGAGGGCGTGGTTATCCGCGCCGCCGCCGCATCCGTGCTGTCCAAGGAGGGCGGCCAGCATTTCTCTGAGGTCATTCAGTCGCTCGGTGACGAGCAGTAGGGATGGCCGCCCGCGACATTCAATTCGTAATCAAGGCACGCGATGAAGCCAGTCGCGCGTTCGATACGATTGCTGCCGCACTGGCCGAGATGCTGGGTGCCGCGACCGGCGCCGGCAAGGCGAACGCCGATATTTCGCGGATCATCCAGACGCTCGGCCAGTTTGGGGCGGTCTCCAAGCAAATCTTCACGGCCTCCGATCAGGCGACGAATGCGTTTCAGCAGCAGTCCGCCAAGGTCGAACAACTGGCCGGCAAGCTCGCGAACCTCAAGCAGCAGGCCGCGAATGCCGCCAGCGCGCTGTCACAGATCAAGGGTGCCGCAGCCGCCACCGGTGGAACGGCCGATGCCGGGCAGGTCAAGGCTGTCGAGCAAGCCCAGAAGGATCTTCAGCGCCAAGTCCAGCGGACCTCCCGCGATCTCGAGACCGAACGTACCACGCTGCAGACGCTGCGCAACGAAGCGCAGAAGCTGGGAAGCCTCGCCAACGCGACCGAAGCCGCCGGCCCGCAGGTCGATAATGCGCAACTCCTCGCACAGCAGACGGCCGCCGCCGAGACCATTCGGAATATGCTCAACCCGGCGCTCGCGATCCAGCGGCGCTACGAGGAACAGATTGCAGCGGTAAAGAAGAACAAGCTTCTGACGACTCAGGAGCAGGTCGCCGCCGAGAAACTGCTGGCCGCAGAGATGAAGCGCGAGCTGGCGAGCGCCGGCCGCGGCGAGGGTGGCAGGCCCACGTTGTTCGGGCTGAAGCCGTACGAGCTCACCAACCTCGGCTATCAGGTCAACGACATCGTTTCCGGCCTCGCCTCCGGCCAGAATATCATGCAGATCATCGCCCAGCAGGGCGGTCAGGTTCTGCAGCTGATGCCGCGGCTCGGCGCGAGCATCATCTCGGCGCTCACGAATCCGGCGATCCTGGCGGCCGCGCTGGCGTTCGGAGCGATCGCGTTTGCGATCAAGCAGGCGGCCGACCAGGCACAGCGACTGCGCGAACTGGCCGGAATCCTGCGGGCCAATGCCGATGGCGCGCGTTACAGCGCGACCCAGCTGGAAGCCAATGTCGAGCAGATGAAGCAGTTTGGGCTGACCGCAGCCCAAGCCAGCGACATCGTAAAGACGTTCATCAAGGAGGGCATTGATCCCGACCGGCTGGTTGTCTTCGGCCAGGCGGCAAAGGATTTGTCGCGCGTCCTCGGAATCGATGTCAAGGACGCTGCAAAGCAAGTCGCAGATGCGGCTACCGGTGGCTACGATGCCATCGTCAAGCTCGACGACGCCACGAATTTCCTCACGACGACTGAACGCGAGCATATCCGCACCCTCTTTGAGAGCGGGCACGCCGAGGAGGCGCGCGCCGATGCAATGGATAAGCTTCAGCGCAAGATGCACGCCGGAGCCGAGGCCATGCGCTCGGACTTCAGCAAGGCCGTCGAGCGTCTCGATCAGGCGTGGGAGCATCTGAAAGACAGTCTCGCCGACAGCGAGTGGGCGAATGTCGTCCTGAAGACCCTGAACGCTCTCGCGACGGTACTCGAGCATGTCGCCGACGAGATGCAAGCCACCGCAGACGCGACTGAGCGGTTGAACGCGCCAAAGGGCGGCGGCGAAGCTGGCGGTGCGTCCGCGGGCGGCGGTGGCGGGGGTGGCTGGGGCGGCGAAACGAACGCCAATGGCAAGGCCGCCAGCGATGCGCTGCACAACCTGGAATTGCAGCGTCAGACCATTCTCGCGACCGGAGATGCGGAGCGCGTTCGCCTGGCCGGTCAGGAAGCAGTCAACAACGCCCTCAAGGAATCAAACGACCTCGTCGACACTCAGCTTCAGAAGATTCGTCAGAGCGCCGAGGAAACGGAGCGCCTTCGGATTCAGCAGGAGCGGCGCAACGACCTGCTGAAGACGGCCGAGGGTTTCCTTGGGCGGAGCGAGAACAATCGGCAGGACGTTGCCGTCCTTCAGTCGCTGTTCCAGCAATACGGCGTGCAGATGCCGAAAGGCGTCCCGCTCGATCAGGAGAAGGCTGCCTGGTGCGCTGCGTTCGTCAACGCGATCCTCGGCTCAAAGGGCCTGCCCGGAACCGGGAGCCTCAGTGCTAAATCGTTCCTGAATTATGGCACGCCGGTATCGGTCCGCGAGGCGCAGCCCGGTGACATCGTCATCCTCAAAGGCGCCGGCAGCCACGGGCATGTCGGTTTCTTCGAGGGACGCACCGCAAACGGGAATCTTCGCATCCTTGGCGGCAACCAGTCGCAGACCGGATCGACCGGCGCCGTCACCGTATCGAACTTCAAACCGAGCAGCGTACTCGGTGTCCGCCGTGTCGGTGCCATCGGCGAGGCGACGCAGGGACTCGATACCGCCGCGCAGAAGGCACAGGAACTGGCCGTCGCGCAGAGCGACTTCAACCACGCGCTCGAGATCGAAGCGGCCGAGCGTGCCCTGGTCATTAAATATATGCGCGAGCAGCTCGGGATGTCGGCCCAGCAGCTCTACGATTCGAAGAAGAAAGAGGAAATCGATCAGGCGATCCTGCACAAGGAGCAGGAGGCCCACGACAAGAATATCGAGTTCACGGACGCCCAGAAGACCGCTCTGCGCGAGCAGCTTGGCGCGCAATATGACGTGGAGCACGCCGAGCAGCTCATCAATGACAAGTTGCGCGAGCAGCAGGATCTTCGCGATACAATTCTCAAGGGCATCGAGGACGCGATCAATCGCGGCGATACTGACACGGTCAACCGCCTCACCGACGAGCTCAACAAGTCGAAGCCGGCCTTCGAGGCTGCGCTCGACGAGGCGATCAAGTTCTTCAGCCAGTTCAACAGCCCAGAGGCACAGGCCGCGCTCGACTATTTCAAGCAGCTGAAGCGCGACATCGACGATTCGGCAGCGGCGATCGCCAATGCAAAGGCGCAGCACGCAGAACAGGTGGCTTCCGGCGCCTCCGACTTGCAGAGCTCGCTTCAAAGTGCAGTCGGCACTGCGCAGCGAAGCGGCGATGTCGCCGGCGCGCGCGCTCTCGAGCAGGCCTACATGGCCGCCACCATCCAGCTCATTCTCCTCAAGGAGACAGCGATCAAGGCTAACGAGGAGCTGCTGAAGCTCTCCGACGCCGAGCTCGCCAGCCAAGGGAAGACGCGCGAAGGCGTCGAAGCGACGATCGTCAAGCTGAAGGAGGAGCAGCAGGCGGCGGCCAACTCAGGACGCGAGTTCCTGATGACCGGCAAGCAGATCAACGAAATGATCGCCGACGACCTGACGAGTGGCTTCGAGAATTTCATCACGATGGTTTCTCAAGGCCGCAATGTCTTCCAGTCGCTCGGCATCGCTTTCGCCCAAACGGCCGCCGACATTCTGAAATCGCTCGGCGAGATGATCCTGAAGCAGGCCCTTTTTAACATGCTTTCCGGAGGCGGCTCGGGCAATGGCGGCGTCGGCGGTTCCATCGCCGGAGCGGCCGCAGCTTTGTTCCCGGCAGCGATCATGCTCAACACATCGGGCGGCACGCTGACTGCAGCGGGCGGCCTTCTTACGGGCGCAGGCGGCACGCTCATCAGCGCTGGCGCATTGTGGCAGGCGACGGCTGCCGAACTGATGGCCGCGGCGCAGATGCTCATCATCGCGAATACCGCCTCGTTCGCCGCCGCCCACACCGGCGGCATTGCTGGCTTCCCGACGATGAGGCGTTCGGTTAGCCCGCTCGTGTTCGCTGGGGCGATGCGCTACCATGTCGGCGGTCTCGCCGGCCTACGCCCTGGCGAAGTTCCGACGATCCTGAAGCGCGGTGAAGAAGTCCTCACCGAGGACAATCCGCGCCACATCAAGAATCAGCGTGGCGGCCGCGGCGCTGGCGGCGGCATGGGTGGTCCGGGCCTGAAGCAAGTCCTCCTGTTCGATCCGGCGGACATCGCCGCAGCGATGCGTAGCAGCGAGGGCCGGAAGGTCTTTCTGACGCATATCCGGGGCGCACGGCGGGAGATCAACACGATCCTTTCGGGTAACGGCTGATGGGCGCTCCCGATTCCGCCCTACCGGTGTTCAGCTTCCGTCCGAATTGGGGAGTGGGCGTCACCGAGCATCTCGAATGGATGACCGATGTTCTAACCTCGCCGACGGAGGCTGAGCAGCGGATCGCGCTTCGCCTGACGCCCCGGCGTCTATTCAGCGCCCAGATCGAGCCGATCGACGAGGAACGGACGTTCCTTGACCTGTTCATCAGGGGCCTCGGCCAACAGGAATTCATGCTGCCGTTGTGGCATGACCATGCGGAGCTCGACGCGTCGGCGTCCGCCGGAGCGACAACGCTGTCATTCGACACGACTGATCGCGAATTCGTCGACGGCGGAATGGCGATTCTC